TACCGGTCTACCGCTCTACCGCTCTACCGGTCTACCGCTCTACCGCTCTACCGCTCTACCGCTCTACCGCTCTACCGGCCTACCGCTCTACCGGCCTACCGCTCTACCGGCCTACCGCTCTACCGGCCTACCGCTCTACCGCTCTACCGCTCTACCGCTCTACCGGCCTACCGCTCTACCGCTCTACCGCTCTACCGCTCACTCACGCTCACTCACGCTCACTCACGCGCACACACGCGCACACACGCGCACACACGCGCACACACGCGCACACACGCGCACACACGCGCACACACACGCACACACGCGCACACACGCGCACACACTCACGCACACACGCGCACACACTCACGCATCCCGAACCCTGGAACATGATCCCCGAACATTTTATTTTGAGCCATAACACACTGACCAGGAACGGGTTACGCCTGACACAGAAAGAAAGTTTACATTTTTCTGTTGACTATTCCAAGCGGAGGATTCATGGTTCCGGCGTATGAACCTTGAATCCATTATCGGGCATCCTGATGCCTTCCTCTTTGAAACCATCACTCACGATGGTGTAGACGCTATCGTGTCATGCCTCCGCGAGGGTGATCCAGATGAGGAATTGATCATCGCGGTCGAAGACAATCACCATAAGTTCTCAAAGATTTACATCCTCTTCAAAGAGGACGTAGATGACACCCCAAAATCCTAACACAATAACATGAAAAAAGAAATCGTAACCACCTACGAAATTACCATTCGCACCACCTCTGAACACGCCGCCGCCTTGCGCGGGGCGGGTTGTTCTGGGGGCCTGACTCACCTCCGCTATGATGGAGAGGACTTCCGCGAGGGCGCATTTGATGTCGCAACATGGCGTGACGAAAATGAAGCTCGAGAAAACTTCGGTCGATTAGCTGACGACAGCTTCGGACCAGGGATGGAAATGGTCTTATCCCGTGAAATCTATGACGACGAAACTGACGAATTTGAAACTGAAGATATCCTCGTTGAGGAGGTTTGAGATTACGAAAACGAACACTGAACACTGAACACTGAACACTGAAAATACTATGAGATATACCAATTACCCTCCTAGCGGAGATACTACCTACCATCGAGACGGGACCGTTACCGTCTGGGATTGCCTCCGGCAATTATGGGTGCGAGGAAACAATCCCAGTAATGAATTGCTCGCCACCCTCGGAAGTGAAGAGCGAGAAAAGGTTATCAAGCACACCGCATGACCACGAACACCGAACCACGAACACTGAACACTGAACCCCAACCCGAAATAAATTAATAACATGAAAAGTAAATATCAAGTTGGAATACAAATTTACAATAGTTTTGAAGTTGAAGCTAATTCAGAAGAAGAAGCTGAAGAAATTGTAAGAGAATTAAGTATTGAATCGACACTTAGAGACTCTGATTATAATATTACTTATGTTGATGAAATAAAATCATCAATGCAATCAAGTGACGAGCGAGAAAAGGCTATCAATCACACCGCATGACAACGAACCACTGAGCCTTGTAAAATGAAAAAGACTAGCGACATTCAGCGTAAGCACCCTAAATTAATGGAAATAGAATTCCGAATGGGAGAACAGAAGCCCGGAGATGGTTTCCGTATTGCTGTTCACAGGTGCGAAATCTTCTGGTGCAACGAGTCCTCAACGAGCTTCATCGAGATCGCGTCAGGCACCAACGAGCATGGCGACTACGTCTGGGAAGAAGTCAGGTATGCAGACGGAGACTGCTACTCATTTCGTGGCGAGACCTACGACTTCATGGCGATTCGCCCTATCCTGTAACCTGTAACCTGTAAAAATGAAACTGAAGAAAGACATCGACAGAAACGGAAACACAATCATCCGTGTCCAAACTGGGCGCGGAGGATTCTCCGTGCAAACCAACGGGAACCTGCCCTTCGCGCATGGATGCCCGACAGAATCCCTGGCGGAAAAAAGCTCAATCATCTTTGAAGAGATCCGCGCCTTCGTAATGGCGCACGGTACTCGCCGCCAGCAGAGAATCATCAAAAGCTGAATCTTGACTCCCTCCTCCCTATCTGAATTAAAAATAGTTAAAATTAATTGTTGACAGTAGGATTTTAATATCGTAATATTACAAACAGCAGGGGGAGTTCCCCGCAATTAAAACATCATGACCGATAAAGAATACAAAGAACTGACACGCTCCCGAACCGCATACGAGTGGGGGGTCGAACTGGTGATAGACGACGAACATGAGGACATCGATGACACGCTCTACTTCGATTCATTTGCCGAAGCAAAGCAAGAGGCTGAGAAACCCCGCGAGGGATACCGGAACGTGGTCGTATTAATCAGAGAACAAGGATCAGAAGACCGTGGAGTAGAAGATAGGCAGTGGGCATACCTAGAGGAAGACGGCACTCTACCCGAAGAGTTCGACGGGGGCAATCGTGTCCCGAAAAGATTTCACCAGGAGGTCGCCAAAGCGTGAACCTCAACCCGAACCACTGAAACCTGTAAAAATGAAAGAGTTATACATCCACCCCCAAGAGACTTGGGATGAACAGAAGTGCGAGAAGATGTCTCGCTACGCACCCAAAGACCATTGGGGTAACACGCCCCCGAAAGGTATCATTGCCCCAAGCGGTTCCCCCTACGTCCAGTATGGACACACCGTGAGGTGGAATGGGGGAAAGATTATAGACGGCGAACTGTATGAGGCGGAACATCTTCCGCTCCCCAAGATTCCCGAAACCTACGAGTTTGTACCGCTAGTCGGATGGGGGACTCGTATCCAACCTGCAACCCGAACCCTGTAACCTGTAGAATGAAACTAGTAAAGAAAACCGATAGGAAATTGTTCTTCCAAACCGAATCGGGTTGCCGATTCACACGCCCCATCTACGCCTCTACCGGAATGGCAGTAGACCTCGACGGTTGGGTGTCCACCAGACTCCTCCTGGAACCTGATGAGTTCGACAAGGAAGAGTTCCCAGAGGTGCAGTGGAGGCTTGAGATCACGCCGGATATCGACATGGAACACCCATTCTTTTCAAGCACCCCTTGCTGGCTGAAGAAAGGGTGTAAACACCAACTGATCTACCTCGGCACTGATGGTGAAGAACACCAAGCGACTGTCTCCCAGTGGTGGAACGGAACTCAAAAAGGAGAATCACCCGCATGACGTATTTAGAAAAACGAAGAGAAGCTCGATCCAAAGCGAAAGTTTTGTCGGAAGAATTGGATGGATTCGTCCGGGCGAATTTAAATACCGGTAAAGTTGCCGGTAAAACGTGGGCAGATTTCCCATTATATTGGGGTGGTCATTGCGTGGAGTTTTACTTCGGGGACGCTTGCGTTGAATCGCAGCCCACCGTAAAGGCCGAGATGCATATCGGCGGGGGGACTAGAAGTCTAGTCGATTACACTGAAATTGATTGCCCAGAATTGGTTAAAAAAATTGATCAGTGGATTACTGATTACTCCGAAGTTTGGATTGTGAACAGTGAGATTGATTGTTGTATCACTGACCAGATTGAATACGAGAGGATGTTTAAGAAATGAAATACGCGCTTCACGCTAAAGACAGCAAACCTACTCTGGAAGAGGTGATGGGCGATGGCATCCCCACATTCCCGCCCGATCCGAAAGACCTCGATCTTGCGAAAGCAATCCGCCCAGGTATTCAACCCTCACCGGAGGATGGGGATAACATCTTTACAGATGGAGAGGTCACCTACTATTGTGTAGAGATAGAGCGAGATACTCTTCGCACCATTGCATCCCGAAGGTTCGTCACTGCGAAGGTCTGGTGCAGGACTACATGGAGATATATACATGGCGGATACTGGGAACCTCCAGAGATCGAAGAGCAACCTCTGGACGAAGAGAGCGGGTGCTGGTCATCTCTCAGCGATGCTGCGAGAGCAACCGCACACGACGCCCTCGACCGCGATATCGACGCGCTCGACAACACCTGCTACGAATGTTTCGGGTGGGGCAAAGAACCCGCCCTGGATGAATCCGGCGACGACTGTAAAAAATGTAATGGAAAGGGATACTTGCCTATCTCAAAGAGTTAATTTGAATATGAAAACCAAAATGAAAAACGAAATAGATAGCTTGCGCGAGGACATTTGGCGCATGGAAAAAGAAGCGATAGCAAAAGCGAATGCGAAAGATCTCACATTCGATGAACTGTTCGCACACGCGCCGGAAGGTGACTTCCACTGGGAGGGTGAACCGGAGGACGTTGGCAATGTTTGGTGGGGTGACGAAGGCCCGATCCAAGATTGTCAGCTTATTGACATGGGACGCGAGAACGGTAAAACATGGTTCGTCGTCTACCTAGACACCATCGTAGGTCGTGGCGACTACCAACCCGTAGGAGGGTGGGATGAACGTGAAGGTGGTGAGATCACCAACTCTATTCTATCAGACCTCAAGTTCGACCTAGAGTTCCGAACCATTGAACACTTCGCATCATGGGCAAACTACAACCTGGATTGTGCCATCACTGGTGAAGATCCTCTAGAGAGTTGGTTCGATAGTTCCAAGAACACGCCGGAAAACAATATCGCAGCGGCGAAGAATAACCTTAAATACCTGACTAAATAATCATGAACAAACAACACCTACAGTGGGCGAAGTCTCACGACTGGGGGCGCGAGGCGTTCCTTAATAACGGGAAACTGTTTATCATAAACAGTGAACCAGCAGGGGACTACGGCGTGTCACGGGGGGCTTGGATCGAGTTCTCCACAATCAAAAACCTTAGAGCTTGGGCGGGATATTAACCTGTAACCTGTAACCTGTAACCTGTAACCTGTAACCTGTAACCTGTAACCTGTAAGAAATTATGTGCGAAGCATTAGAAAAAAGATACAAGGCCGACTTGAAGCGGCTGAAGGCTATTTTTGCCGACTCAAGCGCGGAAGTAAAGTCAGTGGAAGTAGAGATATTCCGGCTAGGATTTGTCTACGGATACACCGCCATGCATGACCTCACCGTGTCCGAAGCAACCCTGAAACAACACCAAAAATGAGAACACCAAAACCATTACCATTACCTCAGATAATCGCTCGCTATCAGAGAGGTGAGCGGTTGCAAGACATGACTGAAGATTACAACTGCTGCTATGCGACACTCAGGAGTCGTCTCCTCAAAGCTGGAGCCATGCGAAAACCCGGACGGAAGCGCGGCCAAAAAAGCGGACCCAGAGATCCCGAAAGGTTATCTCAAATCCGCCAACTCAGGCGAAAGAAAATGACCTACCAGCAGATCGCAGATATAGTTGGCATGTCTAGACAGGGGGTGCAGCAGTATGTGAACAATCATTTAGGCACGAAGAAATGAAAACCCTAATCATTATCATTATCATTCTTTCTGGCCTAGCGACATACATCGCGAGTGGACAAGAGAAACGGGAGTTCCGTCCCCTGATTCCTGGTAAGTTTACCTCCAGCGAAATCGTTACCACCGCGAAGAAATGGACGGGTCGTCATTACCGTTACGGACACTCCCGCCAGTGCGCGAACTTCGTCGGGCATATCATTAAGGACTCTGGGGGGATTCCCCCCTACGGTCACTCAATGGCTCGGAACTGGTTGGAGTGGGGTCGTCCCGTTTTACCCTCCTTGATCCGTCCAGGTGATGTTGTAATCACTTGGCGCGGGAGTCGATCAGGAACTTCTGGGCATATCCTGATCTACATCGGTGATGGGCAATGCATTCACCGCCCGACCCGGAGCAAGGCGGTATGCAAAACTCCACTCTCGCTCTATAAATCTAAAATCTTAGGAGTGAGGAGGAAGTGAAATGTATCTGGTCATTAACCTGATAGTGCTGGTTGCAATCGTTAGGCTCATATACGAGTGTGGTAAATGAATCAGAAAGAATTTTTGGATCTCGGCGGAAACACCGTCGAGATCCTGGCTCGCCCAGAGAATGGGAACTGGGCGGCACTTGCGTTTGTACACGGAACAAAGACCAGTGTTCGGGGTGCGATCATAGACCTACCCTCTTGCCGTGAATCATTTACGCGATCCCTGGCGGCGGCGGTGACTGACCCTGCCAGTGATGAATACGCGGAGGTCTACTCCTCGATTGAGAAGACCATTCTAAAGATGACGAACACCTCGGTTTAGTAACCGGACTTGTTTCGGATGAGCTTCTTCACCCGCTTCTCAGCCTTCGCTTTGCTGGAGTCTGTATTCGACTTACCAGGCTTTGAGTGTCCGTATCCTTTTTTCTTCATGGCTAAGTGCTGTGCGTAGGTATTAGCCTTATAGCCTTTACCGGACTTATCATACATCATGTGGGGCTTGAACTTACTCTTCATCTTTGTAATTGTAGGTTCCAGGAACATAGGTTCCATCTTCAAATCCTTTAGTGGTATATTTTCTCCTTGCTTCCAGCATGAACCTATAGCGTCGATTCGCATCGCTCACATCATCGAACGTTCTCAGCTTCCCTTCGTCTCCATCTTTTCCAGAAGTAGGTAAAGGTAAAGAGAACGTCCTAGTCACCAACTGACTACGGGTGCTTCCTCTAAGGTAATTACGAATATCTGTCTTTTTCATCAGTCCGGTAGAACTGAGTGCAACCGCAATTTCCTCTGGAGACATTCCCATTTTGAAGAACTGCTTGGTTACATTGTCGGTCAAGTCATAGACTTGAATGAGTCCCTCGTAGTAAGCGTTAGCGGCCTCCCTTACCTCTTCGTCTGTTGGTTTTCGCTCTTGCCTACCTACCTTAATATACTGCGTCATCACATCAGATTTATGCGAGGAAGCATTCCGCTTAAAGACGTTATACTTTTTAAGAATGGCGGAATGTCTTTCGGCTACGGATCTAGTGAAAGGCTTCGTTGGCCTAACCGCTCTATCGAAGAGTGCTTTCGCAGCCGCCTCCATCTTCTCGGACTCTGTTCCTTGAGCAGAGTCATAGGCTTGCTTGCCTTCAATGGTTCCTCGGACAAACGCAGGAGCAAGCCTTTTTAGCGAATAAAGTATTGGCTTTTCAATACGGTCGGAACCTCTATCAGTTTCCTCAACAATCTTTTCACCATAGGCATCCCGGTTGGTATGCACCGCCTCATGGTAAACTTCGGACAGGATTTGCTGATCCAATATCTCCCCAAACGCAATCGCCCCCAAGAACCCAGAAACCGCACCCATAGCACCTAGTCTATCTTGTCGAATCTGCTGGACGCCATAACTAAAGGGATCTCCAAAGAAAGACATTTCATCCATGAAGGTGAAGTTGTAGTCCGTTATTTCCCCTGTTTCACGGTTTAGGAATCTGACCATCTGGGCGCGTTTGTAGAAGCTGGGGTTGCCCTCGTCCAAGGCATCTTGTTCTTCCTGATCAAGCCCACCTATGAGTTTACTCAATAAGTAACTGGCGGGGCCGAAGGAGACACCATACATCGCAATTACTCCAGCGAGTCTCTTGACCCCCTCTGTTCTCATGACGGGGTTACTTGACTTCAAAAGCTCAAGGACTTCTGTGTGGTAGTTCACAAATGTCCTTCCTGTCTCAAACTTGAATCTAGCGAAGGGTGCTACGACAACCCGCAAAGGAGACTCCGCTAGAGTTTTACCGGCTTGAACAAGGTAGTCCTCACCTGGGGTGATCTTATTCATCATCCTAGCTGCCTCCTTTTCGATGTCGTAGTCTGACATCTCCGAAATCGGAACCCCTCGGAACGACCCCTCTCCCTTCTTGGCCCTAGCCTTTTTCAAAAGATCTACGTTATTGTAGAACAGTGCGATTCGGAAAGCATTGTCGGATGCGTTCGTAAGTTTTAATGAGTAGTCTAGTATCTTCTTAGAGAGTTTCCTAAATGCCCTTGAAGCAGGGTTTAGAGACTCCAGTTTGTCCATGTCTGCGATGAAACTAGGGTCGGGCTTTCTCAGCCCGAAGAGGTCTTTATAAGTAGCCGCCCTCACACTCTGATTGACAACACTGAGTCCTTCTAGTTTGGCGTGTTCCGTCATGAGCGACTCCAGAGAAACCCGCTCACCTCTGGCTAAACGGTTAATCCAATCAGGAACGTATCGGTATTTCTCGCTCACCCCAGGCAACGAGACTGCCGCTTCCGCGATAGCACGAACCATGAGTTTGGTCGTGAAAACAGGCTTCAAGAAAGCTCCCGCTCTAACTGCTCTGAACACAGTAGAGAGAGAGTTTCTGAAGTGGAAGGCTAGTCCTGAGAACGTGGTTACTCCCATCAGGGTCAATCCATTAAGGAACCCAATGGCGGACACTGCTCTAGCAAAACCCTTAGCAGTTTCGTCTGCCCGACTCATATCAATCGGGGTTTTAGTTTTCTCAAGTGCGGCCTTGATGTCCTTCCTGACATACTTCTCTTTTAATGGATTAGAGGCAGGGACGTTGCCCTCCAACATATCGAATTTTTTTCGGTCTAGTGCGTTTAAGTTACGATACTCATCATCCGACAAGATGAATGGATTATACTCCTCGCCAGCAGCCTCGGCATCTTTTCGCAAACGATTGTCCAGGTCTACGAGATTCTTGAGCTTCATGATGCTTGCCAGCATATGAGTCTGAGTCTGAATAGTCTGAAGCATTACCCGGATTCCGCTGATAGCGTCCTCATCAGAATCATATTGACCAAGAAGACCCCTGATACCTGGAAGCAGGTCTTTCTTTTTCTTGAGTGCGTCATGGATTACCTTGGCTCCGCTGGAAGCGTTCTCGTAATCCCTCGCATCTCCAAACGAGGCTAGGTATTTAATCATTGCATTTTTAGCCGCCGTGTCTTCGTCACCTAATTCTTGATCAACCTCTCGTTTGAACTCTTGGGATTGGCGAATTGCTTGAATCTGATCTTGGGTTACTAATTCCCCACTGATTTCAGCCGCTCTTAGTTTTGCTTTTAAGAGATTTTTCTCGACCTCACTCCGCGCAATAACTAAAAACTCTGGGATTGCGGTTTCAATTCGCCCTTCAAGTTCGGCAACCTTCTGCTCATCCCCCTTCACTTCTTCTCCTTGAAGTAATAGAATGAGGTTTGACTTATAAGTGGGGTCATTAAAGAAGCGATAGCGTCGTGACAAGTAGAAACCTTTTGTTACATCGAAAGCTAGTTTGAGTTCTTTACTCAGTGCGTCCGCTCCATCTTTACCAAAGTAATCAGAGATATCCGTGATTATTTGCCGTAGTTCGACAACCATCTGGGCGAGTTTAGTGTGTCCTCCGTCCTCAAGTTCTTTGAGTGCTTTGGCAACCTTTATCTTATGTTCCCTCGCGGCTTCTTGAAGTAGTTTGTCTGTCGCTTCCTTTCGCTTATTATTGGCTTCTTCGTGTAGTTTTTCCCGATACAAGTTCCCTGCGATTACTCCAATCTCTCGATCAGTTGCTGTTGGATTATCTTCTCTAGCCTCTTGGATTAGAGCATCAGCTTCTTCTGGAGTCATCTGACGATACGAATTAGGATCATCGCTATTAATCAGTTCAATGTCAGCTTCATGCTGATCATCTACGTCCATTTTCGCTTTACGATCAATCACAATGTCTTCCGTTCCAATAGCTGTGTTGAAGGCTTCCCTAATGTCTGCTGGCAAATCACCTTTGTATTTTTTACTTTTGAGGATACCCATCATCTCAGTGTGGAGACGATTGAGAAGACTACCTACGACGGGAACAAACCTCTCGTTGCCGATAATCATGTTCCTGAACCGCTCATCTTTAAAGTTGCCATCTATCATACCTTTGCGGAACTCAGACCAAAAACTGCCATCATCGCCCACGATGTCTCTCTGGCTAGGCAGGTCAACCCCAGTGAGCTTTGAAATCATTCTACGGAACAGCCCGAACTCTTTACTGGTGTGAACCAACGGGATTTCAAGCGTTTGAAGTAGGGGTCGTATATCAAATTCCGCCGTTGCCCTTACATCGTCGCCCCCATCGACATCATCCAAGAACCTGGGTGAATAAAGAATCGAATCCTGATCCCTGTCAAACCGTTCATCAATCGGGACTCCGGTGAAGGGTTCGGCGGATTTTAAAGAAACATCTTCTCTAAAAATAATTTCACGCCTTAGCTCCGTCCCACTCCCAACATAATCATTAAACTTTTCTGGGAAGGCTTGAATTGCGTCATATTCTTTTAATAAATTCGCCAGCGCATCAACTGTTTTTGGAGAGGTTTCCGCCGCAGTAATTTCGGCGTTGATTGCGGCCCCTTTATTTACTTTAGCAAAAATCTTTAATATCTTTCTACCATACATCTCTGCGTAGTAGTCATCTGGGGTGGCGTATATTCCAAGCGAGCCGTTAGGCTTTTTAAAAACCGTAAAATCTTCATTGGTTCCGTGAAATACTGGGCCAACATTAAACCCCGCACCCCGCGCAGCTTCTTCTACGATACGCTCTGCCTCGGCAGTCTCTTCCGGCGTGATGGTTCCTGCATCATGTTTCGCTTCAAGCTCCCTGTGGCGAGCGATCTTCTGTGGAGAGATCACCCCTGGAGGAATCATGAATCGTTGTGCAGGAGTCAGGATGTCACCATCTTTGTCGCGGACAACTAGATCAGGGTTCTCTACCCCATACCGGGCGGCGACTCGTTCCAAGACTTCTTCAGCCATCTCATAGTCGTTCCGGTCAACGGAGTCCATGTAGAGGGCATCGTCGAGGGCATCCTCGTCAGAGATTCGGGGTGCGTAGAGGAAGGATTCCTCTCCCCGCTCCATCAACGAATGCCCCGCAACTTCCTCGGTAACGACGAAACCTCGCCTCTTGAGGGGTGACACCATGTTTGGGTTTACAACATCAAGTTTGATCTCCCCGAACTCTCCAAACTCCGTTTGGGAGTCTCCCTCAGAAATACCTGCATCAATCAATGCTGATCCGATGCCACGCCCCTGCGCTTCTGGAGCAACGACGATATCGAAACTGAACTCTTGCCCCGAAAACTCAGTGTATAGGACTCCCACTATAGTCGAATCTTCCGCTCTAACTACAGCGGCTACTTCTTTTCCTCTTAGAATGTTGATCCCTGACTCTTTTTCCAATGTTCCAATTCGGGCCGCGTCCTCTTCCGATAGTGACTCTCCTTCAAAATCTTCATCCCCTATAAATTCTACCTGTTCCGGCGCGATTCGGGGTGCGCGTAAAATAGAATCTTCACGCTCATCGAAACGCTGGCTCAGTGGGATCACATTGCCGTCTGCGTCACGGGTTACTGGTTCAAGGATCGGCCTACTTTTAATGACCATCTTAGCTTTGGGGACGGTAGTAGGTTCCACCTTTTCCACATCGAGCATTGGGTATCCATATTTGATCTCCTTGAATCCATATTTACCACCAGATACCCGATGTGATTTGAAATCTGAATCAAACTCCTCTTTGGAGTTGTAAACTATTTCATCTCCTACTGTTGCATAACCGACAAGAGTGGCGGAACCTTTCCCAGTTCTAACTATCCCGATTCTTTGGCCCACTAACGGCGCGAGTCCATTTCTTTTCACATCTCTGGTTTCAACTGTTTTCTCACCAGATAAAATCAAGTCTGTAAACGAATCAAACTTATCATTGATGTTTACCCCAATGTGTGGCACTCCTGCCTTTTTCGCCGCCTCATCGACCATACGCTGCGCTGCCTCCATGTCACCGGACTCTACCGCTGCCAAGTAATCAGCGTCTTGTTCTGGTGTAAGAGCGGGTTCGCCTAATACGTCAGGCTCCCGTGGAGGGAACATTTGACTAAGGGCTTCGATGTCGGCAGCGGCCCCTTGGGGAGAGTCATCAAATGTGTAGCCGTATGGGAGCGGGGTCTTGAAATCCATCCGCAACGTATTGATCTCATCTGTGATCCTAGCGATTGCCGCCCTCTCTGGGCCTGACAGGAAGCGACCGTTCCTGGTCTTCTTGGTGATCCGGCGATACATACCCTTTAAGTATGCGATAACGAGATCCCGGATAGGCTTTCTCTTCTCCCCCTTCAGAAGTAGATAAGAGTCCTCTGTCGTGAACCCTGCTTCCTTATCCTGATATTGCTGGCGCAAGAACTCTTCAACCAAGTATTCTTTCTCGTCTTTAACCACCTTCGGGTCGCTACTCTTTAAGTTAGCTCTCGACTCCGCTGCGCCTTTTTTGTCGAATTTGAAATAGGTGCTAATAACATACTCATAGTCCGCGCCAGACATACCGTTAACAACATCATCGAACACGGACTGAGGGATAGAATTAAAGGACGCTATGTGCGCGAACTCTTCGATCATTATCTCTTGTAAAGCAGCGGACACGTATTTTTGATGACTAGTATTAGATAAATCTATGTCTCGATTCCTCTGGAACTGCTCAAATAAAGCTACCGGGTTGGCGCGGATCTCTCCAGTTTTTTTAAATGCACTTGCTCGCACACGCCTTGAGTCAGTTATAACCAGAGGGACTGTCGAAGGGATTTGCTCCAGTGCCTTTTCTAACATACTCATGAAGATCTTAAACGCTTCTACGTTCTCTCCTTTGAACTGTTTCGCAGTCTCATCAACAGAGGTTTTATTGAAGGCTCGTTTAGTGCGACCTCCACGCAGCTTCTGTTCAGCATTCAAGACAGGGGACTCGGATGCAGGAGGCATGATGGGACTTCCCACCTTGGAAGATACAACGCTAGACACGGCACTTGCCGCAACAGGAGTGGCACTAACTTGAGCTTTGCCGGATAGTTTCCGAAGGTAAGTGATAAACTCCTTGTCGGATTGTGGGTCTAAATTGTTTTCGGGGCTGGAATCAAGCCAATCAATTACCGCTGATACTTTCTCAGAATCAGTAAGACTATCGAAGTCTTTGATCTTCAGCTTCTTAGTCGTCTTATTACTAGGGAGGACAACAGAATCTCGACCGATCAACTTGCTAACCTGAGTGTCTCTAGATGCCTTTTTAAGAATCTTCCGAAGAGCGGAAGTGGTTTTGTTCTTTAGCTTTGACTCAAAAACAAAGGTGACGGGAGATCCATCCACGTTTGCTTGGAAGGAACTACCTTTACTAATTTTAGCCTTCTGCCCCTGACTAATCCCCTTACCGCCCCTAGCTTTCCTTAGAACTCTATCAGCATCTTCCGCGTCTTTAACGAATACAACCTTACCACCTGCTTCGTTTATTCTGTTAATCTCATCACTAACCGCTTCAGCTTGCTGTTTAACTTTGGGGTCTGTTGGGGTTTTAGTGCTTTCGGGAAACGTAGTCTCGTCTACCTGGGCGACAACTCGATCTACTTCTTGGTCAGCAGAGAGGGGTTCAACCCTTGGATCTGGCGTGACTTCGGGTGAACTCAGTGTGCTTGGGTCCGCAGCGGCTTGTTGATCGGAGTCAACAACCCTATCAATCTTCTTGTTAAGCTCCGCTTCGGGGTCTGATTCTACAGGCTCAAAAATAATTTCGATTGGCGCGTCCGGCTCCCCTCCTGCGGGGGGTGTTTCTTCCGGTGCAGGTTCCGGTGTAGGCTCCGCTTCCGTTGTAGGTTCCGTTCCCGGGACAGGCTCTGGGGTAGGTTCCGCTTCCGGCGTTGGCTCTGCCTCTGGTGTGGGTGTAGGCTCTGCCTCTGTGGTAGGCTCCGCTTCCGTGGTAGGCTCTGCATCTGTGGTAGGCTCTGGGGTAGGTCGTGCCAACCCCATGCGAACTGCATCTTCCATAGTGAGTTTGCCTTTCGCAATCAACTCTTCTACTTCAGCGCGGGTTTTACCATCAAAATCTCTGCCCCTAGCAGGAGAGGTCAGAATGTTAGCTACCACCTCTGCCGTAAGCGGAGATCCGCTATCCGACAACTTATCTGAAATATCTTCGTATAGAAGTTGAGACGCTTGCATTGCCGCCTCTCTGCTATCCCTTGAAGGAGCCACCACCGACTCCAGACCCGAACCCACGCTTCTAACACCGGAAACGCCACCACCAAGAACAGCCGCTATAAGGAAATCATTTTTACCTGTCTCGTATGCTTCCTTTAAAAGCTCCGAATCTACTTGCCCACTCGCTAAGTATTTACCGAACTCAAGGTATTTGTCGAAGATCCTAAGAATCGGAACGTCTTCATTTAGTTCGTTATAATCTAAATAAGATGTTAAGAAGTCCTCAAAGATTACAGAAGCCCCCGAAGGAAGTCCTTCTTCAATTCCTTCACTAGCGGCTCCAAGTAACAGTTTAGGGATCTCCCCCCTAGCTACGCCCAATTCTTTCTCCAGTTCCTTAATTGATGTCCCGACAAGTTCTGAAAATTTCTTATTATTAATTTTGCCAAGGTCTTTGCTTAAATATTTTTTAAGTCCTTTGGGGGATATACCTTTGAGGATAGAAGACTCCACCACATCAAGTCCTCCTTTAGCGAAGCCTACTGTAACAAGTGCTTCTAATCCAGTTTGGAAAGCCGCGCCGTCTGCGGCTATCTCTCTCTGTTGATCGAGGGTCATGTCTTGACCTTCGGGAGAATTTTGAATTGTATGCAAGCTCGCCCCGTAGTTGCGAGAATACCCTGCCAAGTAAGTTCTCACAGCCATACCTGGCATAGCCCTACCCATAGTGCTGGGACTCAGTTTCTTAGCAATCGCTTCTTTGTATGCCTTTGCCCTCGACGCGCCTTTAGCTGCGCTGATTTTTTTCAAAGCAGCATCGTCCACTAGTTTAGAGAGAATTTTCTTTTGAGCGATTTCCTTGGCTCCTTTTAGTGTGGGCAAGCCTACTTTTGATCCTACTTTTGATCCTGCTTTAGAAACTACTCTCCCCATCGTCCCCGCGCCGCGAGTTAAAACGAAATCCGCCCCAAGCTGCCCCACAAGGCCCGTTGCCGCAACAGCTAGGTCGTATCCCATTCCAGGCGTATACCCGAAAGACTCCATAGCTTCCCGTTGAGCCATAGATCTCTTTACCTCCCTTACAGCCCCTTCCTCAGACGCTGTAAACAACCCCATCCCTCTAATCTTTTCCGCCAGCTTTGGGGATAGAAAACCTGCGGCTTGTTCCGCGAGCAAAGGCACACTTTGAGCATAATACGCAGGGGACATGGCAAATTCGTTCAACATGCCTCTCTGATAAATGATCCCCTTATCTAATTTTGCTTCTTGCAAGAACTCATCGAAAAGATCACCAAATGATTTTGTCTCTGTCTCTGGGAAGTAATACATAGCTTCCTCCCTAGACATCTCGCCCGACTTTATCTTCTCGGATCTTTTCTCCCAAAGCTCTTCTTGGTATTTGTCAAAAGAGTCTAAGTCCACGCTCTCTCCGCGAGACTCCACGAACTCTTCAAAGTTACGCCCTTCCTCGTCACGTAGGAAATTAATAGCATTACGGACCTCATCGGAATACTGAAATGCTGGGTCATTTAATATAATTTTGCGCCTTTCCCGAAGAGTATCTTTGTCCCCTTCGGATAGCCCAGCATCTTCCAAAGACTTCTCAAAAATGTCGGGCCTAAAGATTGTGGCTTTGTGAATGGTTACCTGTCCAGTCAGAGGGTCTTTCTTTATATTACCCGACAAGTCTCCTTCATCTTTGAACGACTCTGGGAGGTCTTGAGTAGCCCTTTCGTATATGTAATTTTCAGAAATTAGAGTAAATAACTCATCCTCTGGATCTACATTAAATCCTAACTCGCCAACGTCTGAGTTATTAACAAACGCCGCGAATGCTGAACGGAACTCCTCTTTAGCTTCTGGATCATCTGACTCCGCTGCCGCTCTCCGCAAGCTAGTTAACAAAGGGTTTTTGTTTTTTTCCGTTAAAAGAGACTTCTTAACATAAGAATTTAGTTCTTCAAGGCGAAACTGTTTAGCCAAGGAGAGTCCTTGTTCCCCTTCTACTTTTTCCGTAGCGAGCTTAAAAGCAATCAGGGCTTGATCGGGTCTGATATGTCCGTTCTCCAAAGAAAACTTTATAGCTTCCGAAGGACTCTTAAAGTTCTCCAACGCGGCAGGGGACGCGGCTACGGTTTCTCCAACTTCTTCACCCCCTTCAAAATATGGAACCGATGCAAACGGTATTAAGTCAGACCTAACGGCAACTTGATTGAGGTCTTTCTTTCGGACCCCAGACAACAAATCATCAATTCCATTCTGTCGCGCTTGTTCTTGGAACTCATTAACGGGGGTATATTTATTTAAAGCGTCAGCAGTAGCTCTAGTGTTTTGCGGGTAATCCTGATTAAAGCTCGCAGCCCCCCTGTTGGCGAGTGTCTTAATAGTCTTGTCGTCTAAACCAGAAATGATCTCAAGTATGCCGCTCGTCGCGTCTGGACTTGGTTCAATCGTAGCGGCTTGAATAGCGGCTTGAACTTTTCCTTCAGAAAACTCTTGCCCCTCTGGGGCATCAACTTTAAAGCTACTGGCAAACTGATTATATGCGTCTTGATACTCCTTCTCAGTGGCTTCCCCTTGATACTCCCCGCGCCCCAGCTTTTGTAGTTTGTCGAAGTTTATGTATCTTAATCTGTCAGAGTGTTCTTCAACAACTTTCCTCTCGGCGTCATTAAGCCCCTCTGTTATAGTAGAGTCTATCGAAGGGCGGTCTACCTTCCACACTGCAAAATCAGGGATAGGTTCAACAGCAGTAGGAGCAGGGAACTTCTCTGGCTTTTTCTCCTCTTCCTCTTCGAGATCAGTATCCTCCGTGGGTTCTAGATCGGGGTCTTCTGGTAAAGAATCAGAACGACCTTTTTTATCTTGATCATCTACAGATGACCCAGGCGTGAGGGGGGAGGGTTTGGTGTCTGCCATGACAACGTATGTAAGTAGTATTTCACAACACTACACTACGCTGTCTCTTTCTGCAATGGCAGTTAACTGAAAAATCGTTTACTTCCCAAGAAATTCTGAATCACCGAAAACCAAAAGTTCCATCTTCGGGGTCTTTGGGGTCTTTGGGGTCTTCGGGGTCTTTGGGGTCTTTGGGGTCTTCGGGGTCTTCGGGGTCTTCCTTTTTAGGCTTCTCTGGGAGAGGTAATATGCCTTCGCCGGGGACAAACTGTCTGAAGAATTTTTTGTTTGATATGGACTGTGATTTAATCTTTTCCACCTTTTTAGTAGCTGTATCAAACAAGTCACTGAGTTCCTTTGCAGTCATGTTGTCTGGGTCATCCTTGAACAACGTATCCGCTTCTTCGGCTCCAAACAATTTAAAGTAAGCGTTCCTAGCGGATCGATATATTTCTTGGTTTGCTTTGCTTGTGGAGTCTCTAGAGTCTTCTTCACCACCAAAAAGAGGTTTTTCATCTGATGTATCTCCCCCTTGTAGAGCTTCCCCCTGTGGAGCTTCCGCTTTTGGAGCTTTGGTAACCACCGCGCCTGGAGTGTCTCCCGTCTTTGCGCCCTCATCTTCGGGTTCTTGAGCAACTGAGCTAGGTTCAATTTTAGAGAGCGCAGCCAACGCAGTGTCCGCCCCCTTTGTAATATTGGTAAAGTTCGATTTAAGACTCTGCGTTCTGCTTGATTTCTTACCCGATATGGTCGCTAGAATCTCGTCCCTCTTTACTTTATCTGAAATTTGATTAGCCAACTCTTTGGCTTTTTTATTCGCGCCCCTACTACTTGCGAGATTTGCACTCGCCTCAAGTTCAGAGTCCTTAGCTTCTCGCTGCGTCTTTGTTTCTCCTTCAGATTCATCAATCCCTGTTTGAACCAAATCAATGCCAGCTTTGATTTCTGAGACTTGGCGGTCTGCAATAGACAAACTAGATTTGAACTTATTTAAAAGGGCTTGTCTTTCTACGGGGTCTTCTGTCTGTCGAATTGTATCTAGCTTACCAAAAGCCCCATCGACTTTTTCTTGAGCGGCTATTTCTAATTCAGCCTCCTTCGCTGCCTTTTTTCTACGCTCATTTTCTGCCTCTATGTCTTGCCGCGCTTTCTCGGCTTTCATTTTTATTTCCTCAGTCTTCTTAATTGATTCCCGAATAGGGTCTACAGACCTAGAATAGTAATTCTCCAAGTTCCGCTGGCTTTCAAGAGAGCCACTCCCAGAACCAAAGTAACTACCTTTTAGGGGACCAATATTCTGGTTATAAAAATCGTCAGTTGTTGGAGATTCTGCCATTATAATTGCATGCCAACGTTGTAGGTTCTCCAGAGACTCTTGCTACCACCGGAACCTGTATAATCCCTATCTTTGCCGTAGGCTCCCTCTCCGATGGGGGGTATTACTTCCTTGGGAATAGGAGAGCCGGATCGGATCGCTTCAGCTATTGCTTCGGCTCTTTTTCGTCTTGCGAGATCAAACGCTCGGGGGTTATCATAAGCCGCTTTTTTATCTATATCTTCTTGATACCTAGCCCCCGCCGCCTCGGGAGACATAACGCCCTTCCTTACTAATTTAAGATATCTATCGTAGATTCGTGTGTTGGGGGCAATTTTCTTGGCTCCTTTAGACAAAGCTGTATATGTTCCTGGGGCTACCCCCTCCGCTTTGTCCACTTGCATCTGGTAAAGCTCGGCTAATCCACCATCCCCTTTCACTCCAGTAAATCCTTGCTCTCGCGAACTTGCTGCTCTTTCGGCGTATTCTTCGCTGCTGATTTTGGTCCTTCCGTCATCATATACTCCTACTTTGGGTTCTTTATATGGTTCCTTCCCCGCAGCAGCAGCCTTCTCCCCAGCGGCTCTTACTCTTCGCAGTGTCTCAGCTTTAGCGAATGCGGGTTCGTTTTTGAAGCGTTCTACCCGCGCATATGGAACCCCAGCCGCGTATGCTTGGCTAGACGCTGCTTCAAGTGCTTGCTCTTTGGCTGCGCCCTCCTTCATTTTCATCGCTTTTAGTAGATTACCCGCAGCCTCTTGCCTAGCCTCCACGTCTTCATCAGATATAGGAGCTGATGCTTTGTAGTCTTCTCTCTCTATAAAACGATTTATAACTGGCTCAGGCACTCCCGCATCCTCAGCTTGTTTTTTAGCGGCTTGAAAACCTTCGCCTAGCTGGTCGCCTAGCGCGACTGCGGCTCGTAGTGCTCCGGCGGCTTCCTGTCGCGCTCGCAGTTCTTCATCATTCTTCGGGGGGGTATATGGTGCGGGTTCTCGGCTTGTGGGCTTACTTGGGGCTGTAGGTGTAGCCGCAGGTGCTGTAGGTTTAGCCGCAGGTGCTGTAGGCGTAGCCGCAGGTGCTGTAGGTGTAGCTGCAGGTGTAGCCGCAGGTGTAGCCGCAGGTTTAGCCGCAGGTGTAGCCGCAGGTGTAGCCGCAGGTGCAGCCGCAGGTGTAGCCGCAGGTTTAGACACAAGTTTAGACACAAGTTTAGGCACAGGGGTAACCTCTGGGATTGAAATACCCCTACTCCTTAGCATCTTGTCCACATTGAAATTAGGCGTTTTTGCTGATATGGGATCAGCCGCAGTAGGTGCATTAGGAGCCTCAGATTTTTTTCCGGCCAAGGCTCTCCCAACAGATTGTAATACTCCCTTTCGATCCTCGGAAGACCCCTTATCTTGTTTACTGCCGAATTGCCCTCGTTTTCTCTTGCGTTGTCTCATTGTAAGTTCCTAATAAAAAATATTAACGGCTCTTTTGTTTTTTCTTCCTAACGCTATTTAAAACGTCCCTCTTATTCCCCAGCATACTGGGTCGTTCAGACCCTACTTTACGACCATACCCTGCACCTGGGTTAGATTTGGGGTTTGCTGTTGGAGATTTCATAGTCGCGGGGACAGACACTTGTTCAACAATCTTAGGCTTACCTATGAAAGTTCTAGGCGCGTTTGTAGGGCTAGTGGTTGGTGGTTTGACCAAGGCAGGACTAGGAGGAGTCTCCGTGAACGCAGGGCTAGGAGTGGGTTTGTCCCCCATCATACTGGGGCGTTCTGTTCCAACAGGTCGCCCATACCCAGCACCCGGCTTAGAGTTGGGGTTTGCTGTGTCTCCTCTGTTACCACCAAGAGGCTTACCATACCCAGCACCCGCTGAAGCGTTAGGGTTTGCTGTGTCTCCTCTGTTACCACCAAGAGGCTTACCATACCCAGCACCCGCTGAAGCGTTAGGGTTTGCTGTGTCTCCTCTGTTACCACCAAGAGGTTTACCATACCCGGCACCTGGCTTAGAGTTGGGGTTTGCTGTTGGGGGCTTAACTCCTGCGGGGCGGGGTGGTGTATCTGTATTACCTCTGCGAGGGTCGCGCCCACCTTTTCTTCCTTTTCTCATATCATCTACCAGAGGTGCTTACACGCCCAGTATCGGGCAGTGGTCTTGTCTTTTGCGGTTTTGCAGTTGTGCCGTGCGCGGAAGTTCTTCCTCCGCTTCGGGTCTTTGTGTTGTCTAAAATCTTGGTAATCCCTGTGTCCGTAGCTAATCTTCTTTATCTTGTCTCCCTGCTTGGCGAGAACAACAAACTTCTTTTTTGAGTCTTTCGGGGCGCGTTTAGGCTTATTGAACCCTGGAAAAGATTCACCTTTGTATTGTATCCGGCCAGAGGGCAAGCGTTTGAATTTCTGTGACACCCCTAAAAATAATCTATTTCCTAGTAAACGCAAGGGGCAGTCGCGCCCCCATATCTCCACTTAGTAGGAGAGCGTGTGTTTTAATGCGCTTCTTATAATACTCTATAAAAAGTCTTTTAAGACTTCAGTTGTGTTTGTCTGACTCAGATAAACACAACCAGCCTCATACGAGACTTTTTTTGAGGAGGTATAATAATAAAACACACGTTTTTAGGTTAAGTAATTACTCCCTGTTATGGTTTGTATAATACCCCGCACCCTGCACCCCGATTCCTGTAGGCGGAACCCCGCTCGACACTGCTCAGTATTCGGGATTCCAGGTGTTCACATTTTTTCCGATATGTTGTGAACACCTGATTATCGACTAATTTAGTAGGGTATGAGGGGGCTATTATTACACTTATAGTGTGTAAAAGACCCCACCTGCCACATGAAATTCTGGTTGCGTTTGCATGAAACAGGATTCAAGATACGAGTATATGAAATTGAAACCGAAAACAGTAGAAATAGATTACTCCATAACTTTTGAGAAACCCTTTCTGTATTTTGGGGAGGACGGACTTACGGTAATGGTAGAAATCAAAGAATTGGTGGACGACGGAGACGAAGGGAATCAACTTCTAGTATCTTGGGAAGAAGTGATTGACTATTGCGAGGGGTCAGTTGAAGTTCTTGAGGATTTTGACGTGATCCTCGAGAAGTTCAAAGCAGTTGCTGACCGCCTTGAAGAAATCAAAAAACGCCATTGGGATTTATACAATAAATCCCTAGCGAATTCCTGTCAGTAATACTGAGTATGCACAGCATAGTGTATCGTCATACAGGAATGATATTCACATTTATACACCGAGCACATTAATAATGCCTAATACCGCCCTTAAATCCACAGCAGACGTCCTTCAATTTCCAGCGAATAATCAATCACCAGCGATTGCTGATATTCAGTGCAAATCGAACCTTTCCTATATGCGAAAGATTGAAGATGAGTTCTTCCATTTGATCGTAACATCCCCCCCTTATAATATTGGCAAGGAATATGAAAAACGGCGCTCACAGGAAGTTTACCTTGATGATCAAGCCAAGTGTATAGCTGAAGCGGTTCGCCTACTTCATCCAAATGGCTCTATTTGTTGGCAGGTCGGGAACCATATCGACAATGGGGAGGTCTTCCCCCTCGATATTTTATTATACGATTTATTTAAGACGCATGGCTTGAAACTAAGGAACCGTATGGTTTGGACATTCGGTCACGGGCTACACTGCCAGAAAAGGTTTTCTGGTCGCCATGAAACCATCCTGTGGTTCACTAAATCGGATGACTACATCTTCAATTTAGATCCAGTAAGAGTCCCGTCCAAGTATCCCAATAAAAAGCATTTTAAAGGCCCGAAAAAGGGTGAGTTTTCGAGCAATCCGCTAGGGAAGAATCCTGGGGACGTATGGGATATTCCAAATGTTAAATCTAACCATGTTGAGAAGCTGGAACACCCATGTCAGTTCCCAGTAGGTCTTGTTGAGCGGTTGGTGCTATCCTTATCTGATGAGAGTCAAAATGTGCTCGACCCCTACCTTGGAGTGGGGTCTTCCGCAATTGCCGCAATAAAGAACAATCGAAATGCATACGGATGCGACCTCAATAAGGGCTACATTGATATTGCAAAAAATAGAATAAAGAAACTTCGCAATGGAACGCTGCGCATAAGGCCAATGAATAAGCCCGTATACGATCCAACAATCAAAAATACCTAATGAAATTAGCATTCACCTACGACGACCACCATAGCGCAGGCAGCGAATGGGATGCCCGTGGCCGCAAAGAGTGGCTTACTGATATATTTGAAGCACCAGCTCTAAGAATACAGAGAGGTTGCACCAGAGAGATCAGGGATCACGTCGAAATGGAGCTTTTGAATGAAGGCTGGGCTTTAGGTGTGAGTATTAATCAAAAACTTGGACTTAAGGTGACGGCTCTTAATCATGACATCGCTTTTCAACTTCAAACTGGAAACATGAGTCGGGCACCATACGACCTCTTAAAGTTACAGTATCTGTTCCAACAATAAATCCCTAGCTAGTCGTTCAACAACATAGAGTCGTTGTTGACCAGTGACTGTGACATCGACTTGATAGTCCGCTGGGGGCGCATGGTGAACGGAGAACCCTCCTTCGGTGGGTCCATAGCTACCAACCCGTGCCTCTGCCTAGCGCAGTCCAGAGCGAGGAAGGCGGCATCAGCAATATCCGGTGACCTACCGAACCTGGTCTTGAAGTCGGGCTTAGACTCAATCTTGATCTTGAGCGACCCGGACTTCACCATCTCGTAGTTTCGAGCTACGATCTCTGCTGCCAACTCATTCCCGATTCCTGAGATCTGACCCGTCCGCATCAGTTCCTTGCCCACGAACCACAGTTCCGATACACGATTCGTGTAGAGGTCAATGCCAGTGAGCCTACTGTTTGAGGACACCCGTTTGTCCGAAGGCTTTCCCCCAAAGGATACACGTAAGATTTGAGGCGACCACTCGCCAGAGAGGACATCACAGAATGGCGCACCTGCACCTGTGGAGTCCACCGCTAAGTTATCTGGGGACACTCCCTCCTTCTTACAGATGTTCATGACCTGGGTGACAATCTGGTAGGTTCGCGGCACTGCCTTGTTCGATGAGTCATCTGTTAGCTGAAATAGCTTCCCGAACTCGAAAACAAACTGCCCCGTGGTCGAGTATCCAACCAGACCCGTAAAGAGAATCGTGCGGTCGCCTCCGTTGGTGAAAGCGGGGTCTAGCCCTGCGACCTTAACCGGAGTCCCTGCCCACGATGCAGGGTTCATGGCTCCGCTCTGGGAGATTTCCGACTCCAGGTATATGCCCTCGTTCTCATCGCTATCGAAGAACACGGCCCTGACCATTCGCATATATGCCCTCGACTCTTCACCAAGCAGTTTTCTGTCCTCATCAAGTTTCTCTTCTGTAGGGAGGTAGGCATACTTCGTCTCCCCAGCCATGATGTTGGGGCTGCGCTCGCCGTCTAGTCGGATATACTTGCCGCCCCATTTTGTTTTCCACTCGTCTGCGTGGAGGATGTCCATAGACTCCCATCCCAATAACGGCTCAGACCAGACCCCGAACGCATCAAACCTCGATGACGGGTTACTCATGCCGATGATCTGAAGTTCTGGGTTCTTGGACAAGTTAGATAAGCCAGCGTTGAGAATTGCTTCACTCAGTTCGGAAAGCTCGTCCCCAATCAAGATCACTTTTTTCTGCTTGATCCCGATGAATTTGCCAACTGCTTCCCTTGTCTTGGACTTCTCTGCGGCGATCAGTGAAAGACCAGCCTTCTCGATCAAAGTTCCTTTTTCATTGATATACGCGATGTTTCCGATGGAGTCCCTGATCTTACCAGGCATACCCTCCACTACCGCCAGTAAAGAGATAACTGAACCCCAAATCCTTTTTCGCGCTTCCCGGAGCGTGGTCGAAGTCATCAGGACTAAGGTTTCACTGGGGCGTGATAGCCAGTTCACAATCCCCCAAGCGGCCATAGTATGTGATTTACCGGAACTTGCCGAACCACCTACTGCTAAATACTTGTTGGCTATCGCCTCTTTAATCATGATATCTGCCCACGGGTGACGTTCCAAGAGAGGCTCAGGCAGGTCTTCGTTATTCCATAGAACATCTGCGATTCGCCAAAAGTAATACTCTTTAGCTTCTGGTTTTTTATGATTCGCAAATCCGTATAGGAGTGCGGTAAGGGTGCTGGTCACAGGGATCTTCAGTCCCCCCACCATCATTTTATCACCAGCGTTGGTGACTCTGGGTTCTAGTTTATTGACGGGCATGGACACAAAATAGCACGTAGGATTCTTGTTGCACTAAAAGATACATGATGCAGACTATTTTAATATGGCTACCAGAAAAGAAAGAGATCGCCAAAAGAAAGCGAAAATAGCACGGGCGATAGAATTAGACTCTGCTGGTTGGGGTAGGGCGTCGATTGCGAAAGAACTGGGCATCTCAAGCTCGACTCTGTATGCCTGGTTCAAAGAAATGAACGTGCCTTCAAAAGAAGAGGTGAACAACAACCCCATCGACCTAGTTGAAGATGACGATCCCGTAAGCACGGAACTCCAAGAGCAGACCAAAAAAATCCTCGACCCAGAGTTCATCAACAGTGCCGATAAACTAGAGGCGCACAAGGAGGAGGCTGAAGTTATTCTTCGGAACATTGATGACTCTAAAAGCCTAACCGAACAGGAAAAGATTCGCTCGTTCTTGGGGAACGCCTACCTCCAACACTTACGAGATGTAGTGGGTAAACTGCCCCCGATCCGAAACGTAAAAGACTTGGAGACTTACCACAAACTTCTCTTTGAGTCGTTCGGCATTAACGCGAAAGAAAACAACAAGGGGACCAAGCACATTGAAATCTCGATCCTCAACAACTCAAAAGCCAGCAAAGGCGAAGCTGTAAAAATCAAGAACCGCAAAATCATAGACGTTGAAGTAGAAGACTGATTATGCAAGAAGACGCTGTTAACCACCCAACCCATTACAAGTCTCACCCCTCTGGGGTTGAAGTCATCCAGATCACCGAACACATGAATTTTTGCTTGGGTAACGTGGTGAAATACATTTTGAGAGCGGAACACAAGGGGGCGACCATTCAAGACCTGGAGAAAGCCCAGTGGTATCTGAAGAGAGAAATCGAGCGGAGGAAGAAAGAACTTCAGAGCGGGGGTGAAGTTACTGCTGATGATTTCTTTAACCCGAAGAAACCCTCCTCCGATTTCTTGGAGTGCTACACATGATTGTTGGGATTGACAACGGTATCGACGGGGGAATATGTGCCATCTCCCCCCACGGCAAGATCATTGATAAATGCCCCATGCCCATCCTAAAGCGGAAAGAAAAGCGTGAGGTTGATGTTGCCGCGTTCAAGAAGTGGATTCTCGACCTCAACACTGAACCCTTTATCCTGATTGAAGAACCTCTGAAACATGCGAAGTCTAGCCAAGCTATGAGGTCAATGTCGATTAACTTTGGGAAACTTCTTGGGGCTTGTGAAATCAAAGAGTGGCTTGTCGCCGCCGTAGAACCCAGAGAATGGCAGGTAGAGATTCTTGGTCGAGTAGCCGCTGGGCAAACCAAAACAGCAGCCCTCAACTTGGTTTCCGAAATTGCTCCAGAAGAAGATTGGACAAAGAAAGGCAGATCCACAAAACCCCACGACGGTATGATTGACGCATACTTGATAGCAGAATTTGGAAGGAGAAAATACCCCAATGAACGTGAGTAAAGATAAAGACGTAAACCAAGCAGTTAAAGAACTCTGCCAGCATTTGCGCGGCGCAGATAAGAAGAAGTTTCTCTCTGTGGTCAGAGAACTGGAAGCTAGGACGCAAGAGTGCGAAAGACTCCGAAGACCTACCTTGACTCGATACGCAAAAGATCTGGTCTGGAAAAAACATCTTGACGAAATAAAAGGTAAGGAGCAGACTCCCTACCCAGAATTGGAAATTTACACAGACCCAGCCAGAGAAAACTGTAATCAAGAAATATGAAACTAGAAATTGAAAAAGAAAAGCTACTGCGCTTATTCAGCGCGGCGAACAAAGCAACCGCCCCCAAGAGCAATCTCCCCGCCTTGGGGAATGTTCTTCTTCAAGCGGAGGGAGACAAGTTGTCCATCAGCGGGACCAACCTTGACCAAGAAGTCGTAGCTACGGATACGGCTGAAGTGAAAGAGGAAGGCAGCGTACTGATCCCTGGATCACGAATGAGGAGCTTGGTGGGGTCAATGTCTGGTCCCGTAAAGATCAAGAAAGTCCGAAATGATATTGAAGTGTCCTCAGAGGGCTTCTCAGCGAAGCTCAAAGGACTCCCGGTGGATGAGTATTGTGGACCCGCACTGGCAGGGGAACCAGAGGTTTTTAATTTTAGCGGGGAAAGATTTTCAGAAGCTCTGGACTCAGTTGTCTTCGCCGCCAGTGCCGATGCGACACGCCACATGCTCAATGGGGTATATTTCGAGGCAGACGAAAATGGATGTCGCGTCGTCGCCACAGATGGCAGGAGACTGTCCGTCTGCTCGATTGAAGATGGAGAACACCCCAAGGCTGGGGTAATCCTACCCACCTTAGCGGCAGACATCATTGCTGAAGCGGCAGGTTCGCAGGAGAAGATTGAGTTCCACGTTGCAAGTTCTTATGTCCGGCTGGTGACCAAAACAACCCAGGTATTTAGTAAAACTATTGCTGCGGAGTTCCCCGATTACCGAAAGGTGATGCCCTCACCAGAGGATACTGACCGTATTGCTTCCTTTGATAAGTTTGAGCTAAGTTCAGCATTCCGCAGGACAGCCCTCTTCTCAAACCCGAAGTCCCCGGTAACTCGCTTGGAGTGTGTTTCCGGTTCTCTCACCATCACCTCAAAAGCTCCCGAAGAAGGAGAAGCGAATGAGGTCGTGGAGGGGGAAGGTCAAAGTTTCTCGACTGCCGTGCAACCTCAGTTCATGCAGCAGTTCTTGAAAACCACCAATGGGGAGAGTATTACCATTTGTGTTGGTGACTCAGCTGACCCGATCAGGGTGCTGTCTGAGGACACCGAATACGTGGTAATGCCCGTGAGGAAGTAGGGGAATGAAATCTCTATTTCTGAAGCAGGAAGAGTCCAAGGGATTCTTTGTAGCGGCACACACTAAAGGCCAGAACACCCTCGACACATCCAGTGTAGGGACAGGGAAGACAGTAGTCGCAGCCCACCTTGCCCTAGATTGGGGCGGACCTGTGGCGGTGATATGCCCGAAGGCAGTCGTCCCTTCATGGGAGCGTGAGTTGAAAGAGCATGGAGTGGAGCCTTGCTTTGTATTGAACTATGAGAAGATCCGAAACGGGAGAACTCAGTGGATGAGTAAGAGGGGTAAAAAGATAATGACTTGGAACCTACCCCCCAAGTGCTTAGTCTTTATTGATGAAATTCACGCCTGTAAGTCTCCGTTCACCCAGAATGCCCAGATGCTAATCTCGTTAGTCCAGCAGGGGTATAGGGTTCACGGCATGTCGGCTACGGCTGCGGAAGACCCAACAGAGATGAGGGCATTAGGGTTCATGTTGGGGCTGCACAACCTCAACAAAGACGATTCGTGGTTCTCTTGGATGAAGCGGAACGGGTGTGTTAAAAATGATTGGAACCAATGGGTTTGCGTTCGGAAGAACACCTTACCCGCGATCAAAGAGAAGATGTATTCTTCCAACGTCAAAAAACTGACAGTGAAAGATTTCCCAGACTCCTTCAAGCATAACCGGGTCTTCGTAAAGCCGATACAATTCTCCAGCTACAAAGAGATCATTAAAGCCTATGACGCACTGGGCATCACACCTGAGATCATAGACAAGCTACTTGAAGATCACACAGTCGAGGATAGCGAACACGTTCTGGTGAACCTGTTGAGAGCGAGGCAGTTAGCGGAAGCTATGAAGGTTCCTGACCTGGCGGACATGGCCGAAGAGTTGAGGCTTGAGGGAAACAGTGTTGTCCTATTCGTAAACTTCTCAGACACCGTAGACGCCCTCTGCACCAGGCTCGACTGCCTCAAGATTGACGGGAGGCAGACTGCTTCTGAACGACAAGCTGCGATTGATTCTTTCCAAGAAGACAAGGTCGAGGTTCTCGTAGTTAACATAGCGGCTGGGGGGACAGGCATCTCTCTCCACGATGTTAATGGAGATAGGCCCAGAGTCTCTCTGATTAGCCCCACATTCTCAGCAAAGCACTACTTACAGTGTTTGGGGAGGATTCACCGAAATGGTGCTAAGTCAGATGCGGTTCAGCAAATCATTGTGGCCGCTGACTCGATTGAAGAACACGTTGTGAAAGCGATAAACAAGAAAATACAAAACATGGAGATGCTACATGGAAATTGAAGAGATATTCAAAATTGATTTTGCGAAAGCCAAAGCGATAGCCTTCTTAGAGATCGAACGATATAAGCTCGACATCAAAGGGGGTGAGACTTCTATTGACGAGGAAGCGGCAATCCTTTACGGGATTATTGCTGGCATGGCTTACTCAGAGATAGAGCGTAAAGTTTGCTACGAGCAGGAGTCAAAATACTCAGAAGATTATGTTGACTTCCTTGAGCGCATAGTGAAAATGAAAATAATTAACCCAGAAAAATCTAAATTATCATACAACTAATGGACACACCAGATCATTCAAATCGAGGACACGCAGAGTTTGGCCCCAGCGGACTGAAATACGTTGCGGCTTGCCCAGGATTCCACGGAACAGAAGGGACTTCAGAGGCAGCGGAACGAGGAACCAGGATTCATGAAGCTCTAGAAGTGCATGACCCTAGTGCGCTCCACGACGAGGAAGAGGTCGAAATCTACGACAAGATCGTCGAGATGGAGAATGAGTTCATGGCGAACTTTGAGTCGAACGAATGAGCAAAGCCACCGACAACGAGCGAAGCGAGTCAGGCGGTTCCTTTTTAAGGGGGCTAGAGACTGATGTGATAGTGGCATTACTAAAGGAATTGAAAAGTCCACCAGGTAAAACTATATCCGCAAACTTACTTGCAGTTGCTTTCGACCCGAGATTTAAGAGTGTAGAGACTAAGACACTGGTAGAGAGTCTTGAAAGTATTTTAAGAGAAAGGAATGACTAAAGATTTATTCTCAGATTTTGATCCAGACCATCTATTGGTAATGGACGGGTATGATGATTGCATCGTTGGAGTAGTAGAACGCTTCGGTCAAGACCCTATCGTTTGTTATGACAAATACAAGGTAATACAAAAACTCCAAGATGATGGTGGTATGTCCAGAGACGAGGCTGTAGAGTTTTTTCACTTTAATCAGTTTGGGGCGTGGATGGGAGATTTAAC